ACCGAAAACACAGACCACATCATCTGACTAGATATGGTCTTGTCAAAGGCCTTGAAATCAAGTGCCATCCACCTTGAGCCATGAGTCTTCAATGAAGACAAAAGCATTTCCCATTCAAGAGAATACACATCAATTCCAATTGCATGCTCCAACTGTCGCCGATGTTTCATATAAGCAGCAGCAAATCGCAAGAAATACTGTCGAAACCTGATAACATGAGCCACATTTGAAGCAGCAAACACTCGAGTTTTTCCAGCTGCCACTTTCTCCAAAGAGCGACGTTCATCTTTGAGAGTACATACAAAATACACTTCAGGGATACGACGTTGTTCAAGAGCTGAGTCAATTTTATTCAACTCATTTCTCAACAAACCATCTCCAATTGTTGCATTCGGCAGTTCTCCTTCAAACAAATGCCGCTTTCCTGATCCCGGTGACATCTTGGACAAAGGAAATCCAGGCGAAGACCCCATATTAAGAGCATCAATGAACTCCACACCTGGAATCCCATTCACTGCTTCGCTTTCTGTCAGCATACTTAGATCTTCTTCACTCACATGCTGTGCAATCATTTCAGCAACACATCGTGTACATTCAGCAAGCAAAACATTATCCATTGGTGTATTTGCATCAAACGCCCCTGCCAGACCTTCAACCATCGGCGATATACGCTTTCCATTTACCGTCAGTGGTTTAAGTCTTGCAGGTGCAGTTTTATGCACTGTAACCATGTCATGAATTGGAGATTCACGCAGCATTGTCTTCACCATACCAGTCATCATCCATGATTGGTTCAACACCCCAATATGCTCATATGGAACTTCTCCCATCTGACATCGTGGAGTGCAAACATCACTCAATGAAATAGTCACTTCAGGTGCTTCCAACTCACTTGCTACACCACACAATTCATAGACAACCTCTCGAGTCACCAACGCAGAAAATCCCATATCATTTGTGCCTCCAGCAGTTCCAGCCACATGTATTCCTACAATACAACCGTTAATGCCTTCATTAGCACAAATCACAGGCGATCCACATTGGCCTTCTCGAGTTGTTGCAAAATAAACATGTCCCTTCACAAGCTTGATATCTTTAGCTCCACCAGGCACATGATACGTCAGCGGTTCATCCTCGGAATCAAAAATCTCTTCCAATGCCAAACCACGGGCTTGAATTCGTG